CCGCGATCTGTGTCGACCGCGCCCGACGGCATGGGAACCGGGCGACCTATCGCCCTCGGCTCGGCATTGGGCCAGTCGGCCAGCGTGATTGTCAGCGTCGTCGGGGATGCGACGGAGTTCATTTTCCCGCTGAACTCCTGGACGCAATGCACCATGAACTTCTTGCCAACGCGATCCCAGGAGTGGATGGTCGCTGTCAGCGTCTCGTCAATCGTGGAGTCATTGTGCCCGTAGGCGTAGACGGTCACCACCGAGCCGTAGATCTTCCGGTTGTCGGCGTGCTCCATGATGTCCTGGAAGTCGCCCTTCGTGTCGTCGACGGTAAGCGTGAACCCACCGCGCTCGAAGCTCCGGTCTATGGTCACGCTGCGCGACAGCTCGGACATCTCATCCAGCAAGCGGGTCCATTGCCCGCTGCCGTCGGCAACGTATCTGTTAGCAATCAGCTTGTCGCCAGAAGGGAGAGCTAGCTTGACCTTGATCAGGTTCACCGTGCGCTCTCCGTGAAGTGGGCTGTCACGTCCCAGCGATCGTTGAACCGATAACGCGGCTCCTCCAACTCCCACAGCCCGAAGTAGGCATACGAGCTGGCGCCCTGCGGGCTGAACACCACAAGCCCGTTCCTTGCCGCCGCCTGCATCCCCTCCAACTGCGCTGTGGGGATCATCTCGAAGGCCATATTGAACCGCTTCCGCTCCCAGCGGACATAATGCCTGGGTACGCCTCCGTAGCCATCATTCACCGACTTGCCGAGTTCAAGCGCCTCGCTGTACGCCTTGTTGTAGTTCTTCGTGAACGCTAGGGGTGCCGCACCGACCAGGAACAGCTCGCCAATCTGAAATGCCGTCGAGGCATTGAAATTCACCCTTACACGCCAGTAGCGATGATTGGCTGGAGTATCCAGCAACTTGTATGCCGGAGTCAGTTTCAGGGCGTTGATCGTCAGGTTCTCGTCTATCAACCCGCACGCAGTCGTAGGCCCACCCTCGAACTTGGCCAGAGCGAATGAATCGGTAGCATCGTCGACGTTGTCCTCAGTCAGGTTGTGGCCGATCAGCACGACGCCGTAGACGCTATTGATATTCCCCGAGCCAAGGTCGATGGTGACGGAAATATCGTTGTCCGAAGCCGCCGTCTTGAACAGCGATGCCTGGTCCATGTCGACCAGGAATGCCGCCTCGTACCCCGCAGCCCCAGCCGTTCCCCCAAGGGTAAACGCAGGGCGAGCCAATGGGTTGCGATTGGAGTCGAGCAGCAGGGGAGAGTAAAGCAAATTGGTGTGAATTAACGTACCGTGCCCTGTCGTCCCGCCTGATACTGCAATGCCGCCGTATGCCATGCTACATCTCCCTTTCGATGGTGGAGCGGACGCCGCGAAGGTTAGAACGATAGGCAACCATCCAGGCATCGGCCACGGTGTAGGGGTTGACTACCCCGGTAATATGCACGTCCATTTTGGTCGACCTGGGGCCATCGCTCCCGGTCTTGCCCCTGGGCGTGATCACGACCTCCTCCCCACGGTGCGCCTGAATTACGGTGTCCCTGGGCAACGCCGGAGAGTAGAACCCGCTCGCGGCCTGGAGATCAACGTCCTGGTTAGGCGGCAGCGTATAGTCGGAGTCGAACTTGGAGGACTCATTATTCAGCCCACGGAACGCTTCGGTGGTCTTGCCGATAGCATTCGGGAAGGCGCGGCCAAATAGGTCGACGAGCTCCCTGAGTGAGTTGCTGATATCGCCGAATATCTCCTGCTCACTCTTGTACTGCTCGAGGTTGACGCCTTCCTTCTTGGCCTTCTCAATCAGCTTCTGCGTCTCAGCGTCAATGGCCAGCCCGTACTCGTTGTGCAAGAAGATCATGCGCGAGAGCATGGGGGCCAGTTCAACCAGGGATTCCTTCTCGGTGAATCCCTTCTTGCGGAGCGCGTCGAAGGCATCGCGGGCGGCGACCTCGAACTTGTCGAACTCCTCCTCCGTCAGCCGCGTTGCATTGCTCATTCCCACCAGTGCATCGGTAATGCCATGGACGCCGTCGATCAGCTCCTGGTTCTCGGCGACTTTCTTCTGGTAGGCCAGTAGGCTCTCGAATACGCCAATGGTCGCATCAGAGAACCCGCCCTCCAGGAACTTCTTGTACCCCTCCAGGCCGAAGTTCATCTGCTCCTGGATGTACTCTTGCACCTCGGCGACGTTCATCCCGCGGGCGGCAAGGTCATCGAAGAACGACAGCAGCTCCGCGCTGCCCTCCGTCCCGAGCTCATGGGCCTTGTCGATCAGGGCGTCGAATGCGTCACCGATCTCAGCCGTGGCCTCCGATGCGGTCATGGCCCCAGAGTCCAGGTCGGAGAGGATCTCGCGCAGCCTTACGGCGTACTGGCCGAAGTTCTCCACGCCGATATCCGCGTCCTGAATGATCTGGTCGAACATGACGGAGGTCGCCTCATGCACGGAGCCCATTTCCTTGGCGAGTTCCTTTAGCTGGTCGCGCAGATCCTCGTTCAGGTTCATCCATTCGTTCTCGCGCCTGATGGCCTCGCCGACGCCGTCACCCTTGAACAGGTTGACGATCCCGGTCAGCGCCTGGGTGACGCCCTGGATTACTTGCAGTGGATTCTTGGACGCGATGCCAGCCCATATTTGCCCGCCTCCGCTGGCCATCTGCATCAGCGCATCGCCCGTGCTGCCGAGCTCCACGCCCAGCGCACCGAGCAGGTCGGTCAGCCCGGCGACCATGTTCTGCGCGAATTGGAGGACCTCGTTGGCGTCCTTCCAGTTGATCGTCCATTCCTTCGTGGCCGGGATGTTCTCGTTCAGGATCTGCTTGCCCTGCTCGTCGAACCTGGGCTGGAGCTTGTCCATCTCCTCCTGGGCTAGCTTCTCCACGTCGATGTTCTCGCCCCAGGCATCGGACGCACTTTCGATGGCTGGCGTGAACTTCGCCTCGATGAACGCCGCGTATGCCTGATCCTCGGTGATGCTCTGGTTGAGCGATTTCCAGCGTTCCTCCAGGATCTGATTCAGCGTCTTGACTTCCTGGGCCTGCACCTTGACGGCCTTGGTCTGCCCTTCCGTTGCGCTGGTCACAGAGGGGAGCAGCCCGGCGTACTGCGCCATCAGGATGAACTGCCCCTGCTCGACAGCGTTCAGCTTGTCGTATGAGTCGGTTTCCTTGAGCACCACGTCGCTGTATTTGCGGGTGAGCTGCTCCTCGATCTTCAGTTGCTCAATGCGATAGTCGTTCTGCGCCTTGAGTTTGTTGAATATGGCGGTCTGATGAGTCATGGCCGCGCTCACCTTGGAGATGCCATTCCATAGGGTGAGCAGGCCGTTGCCGACGGATTCCTTGAAGTCGTTCCATTGGTTCTTGATAACGACCAGTTGCCCGGCCTGGCCGCTCATGGCATCGGTCGAGGCGATGAACCCCTCGGCCATCTTCTTCTGGAGCAGCGCCAGTTTGTCGCTCTCGCCCGAGACATTCTTCAGCTCGGGGATGAGCCGCTCGGCCTGCATCCATTGGCCTTGATATGCCTTGGCGACGGCCTCCAGGTTGCCCTGTAACGAGCCACCAAAGGACGTAGTCAGCCCGATGGCGCCCTTGACGGCTTCATCCATGCGGTCGCCAGCGATTCCGAGATTGTACCCGAGCGCGACCAGGGACTTGATCGTCTCGTCGCTCTCCCCCGTCATGGCCTGCATCTGTGCGGCGAAGTCGTCCCATACCTCGGCCATGACTTCGACGTTCTCGCCCTCAGCCCGAAGCGTGGCCGAGAGCTGGGCGTTTATCTTCTCGGCCTCTATCGCCTCCTTGATGGAGTCGCCGAGCACCCCGACGACTTTTGTAATCGCAAACGCCCCGGCCACATACCCAGCCGCCGTCTTGACCATCTGAGCGCCAAGCCCACCCGTCGACTTGTCAGCCGTCTTGGTGGTCTTGTCCAGTTTGATCATGGCGTCGTCGAGAACCTTGACGCCCTGCACCGCGCCCTTGCTGTCGAGGATGATTTCAAGCTCTAGTTTCTGCGCCATTATTTCCTCGCCTTGTCCTGCGCCTTCTGCCGCTCAATCGAAGTGAGGGTGGCGCGGATGCGGTTGAAGTTGAACAGAATCCGCGCCTTCATCTCGTATCCCTCCACTCCGGCCTCCTCCAGCAGGGGCAGCAACGCCCCGCTCTGGATGTTGACGTCATGGCACAACTCGTTGAAAAGGCGAATGCTGAGCCTGTCCAGGTCCGTGAGGCGTGCGCTGAATTCCGGTTGGCGGTCGGTCCAATCGCGCCACCAATCATCCCACGCCTCTAAATAGGGGCCAAAAAAGAGGTATCTGTGTCCTCCGTGAAACTGTCGCTCTTGTTGATGCGATTGACGATCCAGTTCAGCAAGTAAATCTTCACCTTGCGCTCGCCCACGGGAATCTCGACCTGAAGCCCAAGCAGGGCGCCCAGGAACTTCTCGTCCTTGAGCAGGTCGGGGTTGAACGCCAGCGGCTCGCCATTGGCCTGGAGAAGATCACGCCAGCCGACGATATGAGCCGCCACGGAAGCAACCGTCTCGGTTCCCACCATGGCCAGCTCACCATCAGCCGCCTTGATCTTCGCCTGGAGCGCGTACTGCTCGCCAGGGAGGAAGGGTTTCAGCTTCAGCCAAAACTCACCCGACGGGGCCGGCACTTTCTCCCACTTGCCATCGTCCATCGCCTTGAGGACATTGCCGATGTTCAGGCTCACTTCTCCTCCCTATCAGCTCGCCGGGTAGCCGGTCAGAGCCGCGACCGTGTTGATCATGTAGCCGTTGGGAACCGTGCCCGTCATGCCTGTGGGGGCAGCGCTCGGCTTGTAGATGGCGAACTTGACCGTGGTGGGGATCGGCGACTCCATGGCGTAGGTCGGGGCCTCCACGACGTACAGGCCGGGCAGGTCGAGATAGAACGTGTAATAATTCGCCTTGCCGCTGATCACCGCAGCCGACTTCATCTTGATCCGCATCTTATACTTGGTCCCGGCGTCGAAGGCGGTCAGGAATCCCTTGTTGGTCGTGTCCTTCTTGGGGAAGTTCAGCGTCACGGTGAAGGCCGGGGGCGCGTCGCCGGGCTCATGCTCGGAGATGCCCTCGTATCCGGCTGTGACGGGGAGCGTGGTGTACTTGTGGTCGATCATGATCTCGCACCCGCTCGGATGCACCTTGTCGCCATCCCCCATGTCGGCCCCGCCCTGGGCGTTGATCCAGATCTCGGTATTGACCAAGCGGAAGATGCCCTTGCCGTCGCTTGGGTAGGTCAGCGGCAGCGGATCGCTCCACGCGGCAATCTGTAGGCGGTCACCACCGAAGTCGGCCTCCCACTTCCAGCCGTCATCGTAGTAGAGGCGCAGAGTTTTGAACTTCATCGACGGGACCATCTTGATCTCGTCGTCATCGTCATAGGCCAGCGTAAAGAAAATGCTGCCGATGATCGGGTCGAAATTGAACTCGTGCTTAACGACCCCGGCTTCTGGTGCGCTGGACGTGTAGATGCCGAAAATAGCGGCCAGGATGGGCTCCAGGCCCTCGTAGTACAGATGCCCGCCCATGTTCCCGGTCTGCTCCGGGTAGTCGCCCGGGTAGATGGCCGTGGGCAGTTCATGGTCGAATTCGTTCCCGTCATCCACGGCGCTCCGGTCACCCTTGGGGGGATTGAAGGTCAGCAACTTGAGGCCGTCACCCGTCGAAGGCTCCAGGGCGGTTCCCCAGGCAGCAGCCTTCTGGATGCCAATGCCTTTCTCTCGTCTATTCAGGCTCATTTAGTTTCCTCCTCGTAGGTCGTGACCCACCCCTTGCGCGGGTGATAGGTCACACGCTCGACAAGCCTCGGCTTGTCACTCGCCGGCTTCTCCGCCGGCTGGCGCACGATCTCCACGTCGTTCATGGCCATCGGCACCTTGGGCTTGCGCGGCTGGTATCGTTTCATGTCAGGTCCCTCCAAATGGTGAACGTGAGACTCACCCTGGCGATGATATGATCTCCGACGTACTTGCTCATACTGGAGGCGTTGATCAGGGATGGGCCATCGGTGATCACCTGAAGCAACTTGTCCTCTGCCGCTTCCACGCTGTCCAGCACGTCCAGGAACGCCGTTTCCCTGTTGCCCTTGGGCGTCACCCGGTAGGCCAGCCACACGTCGACCGCCTTGTGCTTGTCAACCCTGTCTCCGCTCAGCTCCGTCACCCCTTCCGTGCGAACCTCCAGGCGGTACGCCTTGTTTATCGCAGAGCTCGGGACGGCATCGAAGTCGAACATATCGTCGGCGAGCTTGTAGCCAAGGGTCTCGATGCCCGCCGTGATCAGCCCTACCTGCGTGCGCGTGTCGCTCATCGGTCGAGCCTCACGTTGCCGAAGCCCACGGCGCTCTCGACATCCCCATCCTCGTCCTCATCGTAGTCGATTGAGAGGTTGGCGAAGTCGGCCTCGAACTGCTCCGACATCTTCAGGTATCGCTGCCACCAGATATCCTCCGTGCTCTTGGCGAAATCGTTGAAGATCATCGCCAACGTGCGAATCACCACCAGATCGTTGACCTGGGAGGCGTCCACCATGAGCACGGCCCGCCGGCCCTTCTCCTTCAGCTTGCGCCGCACGTCATCGAAAGCCCTGCCGATCTGCGCCGTGTAGGTTGTATGGCCATCCCAAATGTGGTCGGCAATTTCGGGGTAGAGCTTTTTCAGATCGTCATCCACCACCGAGCAAGTGAGCGGGGTGCGGCAATCGTCGAAAAGGAAATTGACCGTGTACACCGTACCGCTGTAGGTGTACTTCAGGATGAGGCGGTAGTTCTCAATCGGCTCGGTTTCCCGCTCGGACGCGGGGATGGCACAGGTGATTTCGTCGGCGCTCTCGGACAACGTGCAAGCCCTATCGGTGAACTCAGCATCGGCCAGGGCGTACCCCGGCCAGCACATAGTGAGGGAAGCCGCTGACGGGGTCACTTGGACCCCGTCAACGTATAGCTCAAAGGTCGGCGTGTAGGCTGAATCGAACAGGGCCTCGGGGTTGGTCAGCTTGACGGCGTGCATTTACTTCTTGCGCCTGTACTGGCGCTTCTTCTTCTCAGGCGCAGGGGCGGGCGGATCCACCTTGGGCTCTGGAACCTCCACCAAGGGACAGAACGTCGGCGTGGATGTCGGATCTGGAGCAGCCGGCTTCTCGATCAGCACCGGCACAACCTTCACGGGCGGCGTGCTCAGTAGCGGCCTGTTTTCAATATGCCAGTCCTTGTCGAACTTCAGGCTGTTCTCCCACAGACTCAGCGGAACAACAGCCACCTTCCCGTCCTTGCGGACGATGCGAATGCACTCCCCCTGCTTGCTCATGATCAGGAGGTGAACCAAGCCTTCAGCAGGCCATTGCCCTTGCCGGAGTACAGCATCTTGGAGCCGTAGACCATCAGGGACTTGACCGCGGTGGCGAAGCGCAGCTCGGGGCGGTATACGATGGTGTTGCCCTCGGGGATCTGCATGGCGAAGGTGATGCCCGCGTTGGTGCCAGCCAAGCAGTTGTGAACGACCTCGGTCGAAGCGGTGCCGCTCATGTCCTCGTCGCTCTCAACCACGTTGTTGCTCTCGTAGATGTCGAACCCGAGGAACTTGCCGACGTAACCGTTCACGGTAGCCTGGTCGCCGAGCTGGGTGCCGCGGCCCACCAGGTACGCATTGATGGCCTCCTTGACGCGAGGGCTGACCACCAGGAAGCGGCCAGTGACCGGGATATTGTTCTCGGTCATGACGCGCCCCAGCTTCAGGATGTCGGTGTGAATGACAGAACTGGAGCAGGCGGCAGTCGGGCTCACGGTGAGGTCGGCGTGAACGCCGGTGTACAGGCCCAGGATGTGCTGGTCGATGGTGTCCTTCATCGCGTAGGCCGCACGCTGCAGATACGCTTCGAGGACGGGGACCGGCATCTGGGCGATGTTGATGGCGTCGATCTGGAAGTTGAAATACTTCTGCTGATCGATGTTCATCGTGGCATCGGTGCCGGTGGTCGCATCGGGGGTAGCGTGATCGGTGTCCTTGGTATAGTTCTTGACGGTGATGTTTCCGGGAGTCCAGATCTTCACGCTGTCGCCAGCCTGCTTGATCTCGCCCTCCCACCAGTTGTTCGTAATCTGCTTGGCCACCAGGATCTTGTCGAGCTGGGCCAGGTAGATCTTGGAAAGAAGATCGGGAATGAAAGTTTCAGCCATGTTTGCCTCCTACTTGATTTGTCCTGCGAAACCCTGCTTGAGGATTTCGTGTGAATTCTTGAGAAGTTCATCCGGGCTCATGGCGTTGATCTCGGACATGGAGAGTGCCTTGCCGCCGGGCTTCCACGGCGTACCGCCCTTGTTAGCGGTGCCGGGAGCGGGCGCAGGGTCGGCCTGCTTGAACAGGTAGGGCTTGGCTTCCCGCAGGGCCTTGAACACGTCGTCCAGGTTCTGCGGCTCGTCGTTCTCGTTGAACTCCACCTGCTTGGCCAGGATGTCGATGTAGTCGTCGTCAACCAGCTCGTACTTCCGCGCAGCGGCTTTGAGCTCGGCTCGACGCGCCTTCGCCGTTTTATCGGCGAGTTGCTTTTCCTTGGCATCGACCAGTTCCTTGAGCTTGCCTTCCTCTTTGAGCTTGGCGTCATTGGCCTTGTCCTGTGCGGAGCGAAACTCCGACAGTTCCTTCTGGGCCTTTTTCAGCTCCCCCAACAGTTCCTTGTTCTTCGCCAGAAGTCCTTCTGGGTCTTTCACCTGCGCTGCAGGATCAGACTGGCCCGTAGGGCCGTTGCCGGGGTCAGCCGCGGGCTTACCGGCGGGATCGTTCTCTGCCATTGACTACTCCTCTGGTCCGCTCCCTCGCGCTGCGTGAAGCGTTCCTGGAATAGCAATAACACAAATGTTGCGAATTGCAACAAAGTTGTTACGAGCGGAAGGGAAGTTGTTAGATCAGGCTGCCCCGAAGTTTGCGCCAAAGCTCACGCCATTGCTCATCGGTGAACTTCACAATAGCCTCAATTATGTTCTTGTCCAGCCCCATGAACTCGCGCTTCGGGGCGTGGCCCTGGCCGAAGTTGTGAACGACGCCCAGGGTGTAGTGGTCGACATTTCCGCTGTGATACTGGTCGGGAACGTAGACGCGAATCACCACGCGGCCCGTGGTGCTCAGCACCTCGAATGCGAACCCGGCCTCCGACATGAGCTTCCCGGTCTCCGTGAGGTTCGCCCAGGACCGGCCCTTCTTCTTGGCGTATGCCTTTGAGTACGGGGTGAACTTTAGCCCCGCCACATCGAAGCCCCTGCGCGTGCGCGAGGTCACTCCACGGATGGCGATGCGGGCGATGCCTGCCGCCTGCTTGGACCCCGGGCGCTCCAGTTCCTCAAGCATCGCGTCTTTCAGCTTGTCCCAGGTTTCCTTGTGGAGTTTGACCTTCATCTATTTGCCTTCAGCCAATCCTCCAGGAAGCGGATGCGGCCCTCGACGGACTCGATATCATAGAACGCCTGGGGCAACTTGGCTCCATTCGCGGCCTTCAGGTAATCAGTCATCAGGTCATCCAGCCGCTCAAACAATTCATAAGAAACCTCCCGACCCACGACCAGCTTGCCCGTGTCGGCGATGATGATCTTCCCGCCCTTGAGCAAGTCCGCCGACATGATAATCAGGTCATCGGGCACAAGGCAGCACCGGCAGCGGTCCTTGCAGATCGTGTCGCCAGCCAATGGCTCCGTGCGCTCGGTGATCCAGACCTCATACGATGCCGGCGGCATCTCGGCCAGCCGCTCGCAGTCGGGGCACACCCGGTCGTCGCCCATGTTCAGCCACTTCCAACTGTAATCGTCGAAATTGATATCACGGTTCAGATCAACGGCCATTGGTCAGCTCCATGAAGTAGCCCAAGTCGGCGATGCGGGCCAGCGCCCCGGCAACCATGCGCTTCACCGTGGCCCTCAGCGCCTCATACTCCATCTGCCCGGCGTCCGAGCGCAGCCATGCGTCGATGGCCTCTTGGTCAGCCCCGCGCTCGGCCATGACGGCCAGGTGCATCTGGTACTTGCGTTTTGTGATCGCGGCCTCCTGGTCGATGCGCTCGCGCAGGATCTCCAGCTCGGCTTCCAGCTTCTTCTTCAGCGTCATGCGCCCCTCCCCATTTTCCCACGCACGTACTGGCCGAAGGTTGCCCCCTCTTGTAGCGCCTGCTTGACATGGGGCCGGATAACCACGATCACCCGCTCGCCCAGGCCCGACACGTCGAATGCGGACCGCCCGAACTGCGCGTCGATCAGCCCTTCAGCCTCGGTCTCGATGGCCTTCACCTTGAGCCTGTACCCCCTGATTACTTCACGCATGGTTCCTCCAGCGCCTTGACCAGGGCGCGAATCGGCTTGTTGTCTCGGACGTGCACCTTGCCGTCGCTCAGATCAGCCGGCAGCATCCCTGCGGGATCGGCATAGAGCGCGTGCGTGTCCATGAAGCGCCATTGCCTCTCGCGGCAGGCGTCCTTCAGATAGCGGTTGATCTTCCGCGTGTACAGCGCCCGCTCGCCATCCGTCCCGGCAACAGGCCACTTGATTGTCTCGGCTCGTTCCCTAGTCGATGGAGGGGTGACGCTCACAATGCAGACCTTGGCCCCATTCAGCGGCAGGGATGCGATGCGGTCACAGTACGCCTTGACCAGCCCACGCAGCAGAGCGTTGACGGTGACCTTCCGATGCTCCAAGATGGGCTTGACGTAGCACCTCATGTCGATCTCGCCGAAGTTGAACACGACCCAATCCCCGGGCGCCAAGCTCATGGATGCCACTTCATCGGCAATCAGGGCATCTTCCTTCACCCCAACCCGCTTCATGGTCACCGGGCCGACGTAGTGAACGGCCCCCGGCATCCCGCCGAAATTGGCCAGCACATGAGAATCGCCGATATAGTGGATCATGAGAGTTCAGCGTACCCGAAGAAGAATATCCCGTCCCGCACGATATTGACCGGGAGCCCGGGGAACAGCGCCCGAAGCGTGTCCTCCGTGTAGACGCGCAGATGCCCGGGGTCGTTCACGGGCCTGTTGGGCGTGGAGAACGCGATGCGGTATTTGGCCACCCCTAGCATTTCATCCACGAAGCGCCGGTCATCGGGGACGTGCTCGAGCACCTCGGAGCATACCAGGGAATCGTAATGCCCCGTCATTTCCAAATAGTCATAGTCCTTGGCGTAGAAAAACGTGTACTGCGGGAAGTCCCGCCGCGCCATCTCGACAGCCGTATGCCCGAAGTCTATCCCCGCCCATTCTCCCGGGTGCAGCAATGCCAGCGCATGAGTAGAGTGCCCGCAGGCGCAGCCCACGTCAAGGAATCGCCCACCCACAAGTCGCTCAGCCATGGCGACCAAGCGGACGCGGTGCTTGGGGTTCTCGTTGTGGGTATAGATGCGCTTCTTGATCCAATGGCCATTGAGGTATTCATCAGCGGTCATTTTATGTTCCCCTCCATGTCATCCAGCGTTTTGAATTCAATCCCGTTCCGGCTCGCAAATTCAGCAAGAAAGTCCAGGCGCTCCACCATGACCTTGTGCATATACAGGCACACGATGCCGTCGATGGCGGCGTTCAATGCCCCGACGTGCGGGATGCCCTTGCCCTTGCCGAAGTTCAGCGCCCCGTAAATCCTTGGCAGGGGCGGCAGATAGACTCCACCGCCCCCCACCTTCAGCGTCTTGAATATCTTCAGCAGCCGGTAATCCGACAAGTTGGAGCGATTGCCCCAGGGATAGGAGTAATGTCGCGGCGTCAGCCCGTAGGCATTCATCTTCAGGATGCCGCGCATGATTTCCTTCTCGATGAACGCGTCGATGGTATACTCCGTTTCTGTTCCCGCCCGAAGGTGATCGTACCCATGGAACGCAATCGCATGGCCATCGTTCTTCAGGTCGACCAGCTTCTGCCATTGCTCGTCGGTATAAGAATCCAGCGAGCACACGAAGAAGTTCGCCCTGATGCCCTTGCGCTTGAAGTATTCCCTATGGGCGTTCCAGTCGTCGATGAAAATGTCGTCGAATGACAGTATGATCACTTGCGCTCCATGATCCACAGCTCGCGCCCGCCGGCAGCAGCCATGCCGAGGAAGCTGTTGTCGATCTTCTTCACCACCTGGAAGCCGTTATCATTGAGCGAGTTCTCCAAGTAATCCCTGCCGATCAGCGTCTGCGTTCCCACGATATGATAGGCGACCGCCTCCTTGTCCCATGTCCGCAAGTCGAGGATCAGCTTCTCCTTGGCCTTGGCACACAGATCGTCGAGCACCGGGCCGTACACGCCAACGGGGAAGTAGTGCATCAGCCCCATGCAGGACACGATATCGTACTGACCGAAGTGCGACTTCACCTCGAGCCAATCGCCACGGTGGAACGTGATCTCGTTGGCCTCCAGGACGCCCTTCACCTTCTGCGCCACGTTGTAGACCTCTTTGCGGATCTCCACACCGTCTACGCTGGACGCGCCATAGTTCCAGGCCATGAAGCACGAGAATCCCACCTGAGAGCCAACGTCCAAGTAGGTCTTGCCCTGGAAGTCAATCTCCTTCAGGTGATTCCACTTCTTCGCCTCGCACGCCCGCACCCAAGCATGGTCCTTGCGGCTCAGCCCGCAATCGACGATGGTCCCGATCAGCCCCTCGATGTTCTTCCAGCACGTTCTCCCTGCTACCACGTCAACCCCCTTCAGCCCCTTGGCTCGCCGCACCCAGGAACGGTGACAGCCGTCCTCCAGCCGCTCACACTTCATGCAGTAATAAATCGGCCCGAAGGCGTCCACGTCAACCCGGCTGAACCGCTCGATCTTCTTCAGGAACTTTGTATTCCCCTTGCGCTCCCACATTTCACCCTTGGCCCACACCTTGCGGAACAGGGGGTCGTCGAACTCCAGATAGAACCGCTCACCGGGGAGCATAATTCCTCCCGTACCACTCAGCATAGAACTGCTGCCTGATGGCGGCGTACTCCGGGTTGTGGAACATACATCCGCTGTTGCTAGACTCAGGCAGGTTGCGATAGCGCCGCGTCGGGACAACGTGCTTTTGTGCCTCGGGGTAGACCTTCATCTGCCACCACAGGTCGTCGCAGTTATTGTGCATTCCCTTCGTGTCAAAGCCGATGTACTCCCTTGGCGTGAAGTAGACCACCCCGACGAAATCAACCTTGACGGGCAGCTTGACCTTGCTGGACGCATAGAACTCTGTATCGCCCCGATAGTTGGGCCCATGGAACGTGCGCCCGATGATCCCCACGATGCCCGTCCCGAACAGCTTCCAGCCATTGTATAGGTCCGTGGCGAACCCAGGCAGCGGGAGAACGTCGTCGTCAGCGTAGATGATGAAGTCCGTATCCGTCAGCGTGGCCAGCGCATAGTCCATCCGCGTCCCGAAGTCGCGGGGCATGGAGAACAGGACGATCCCCGGAGTCTTGGGCCTGAACGTGCCCGAGCCATCGGCCAGCCATACCTCATCCACGGGCTCGGCCTTCCACGCCGCAAGGATGGCGTCGAGGTTATCGAACCGCTTATACGTCGTGACGATAACCGTTATGGTCTTGCCGTCGATCATAGTTCAACTCCAAAATCCCGAAGGATTGTTTTTACCTTTGCCGGGTCGAATATGTACCCCGGCTTCACTCTGTACTTTCGCAGCCACGCATCATCGGCTGGACTGATGGCGATGCCCTGCTTGACGTTGGACCAGTTGTGCTCGTGCTTGACGATGCACATGAGATCGTCGGGCAGCTTGACGCCGTACACGTCACCCGACTTCCCATGCGTTGTGAAGTGCTGCTCCATGAACAGCGGCCAGTTGTGATAAATGGCCTTCGGGAAAATATGCGTGTAGCATGAGCTCGTCGGCTTGTCGTGCCGGGTGATGAACCCGTTCTGCATCGACCAGCAGAGCCGCTTCTTGAAGGCCAGCGTCACGCGCTTGCTCGGGTCAAGGTACATCTCGGCCACGCGCTTGACTTCCGCAATGGCCGTCCGGTGGAACAGGTCGTCGCTGTCAATTCGGGTGATCACGACGAAGTCGGCATCCAACGCAAGGTACTCCCTCTCTCCCCAATGCCGGCATACCTTGACGTTCTCCGGCCACGTCTCGGCCTCGACCAGATGCCCCCAGGTCTCCCCGGTCTGGAGGAACACCTGGAACTCCTGCGCCGTCTGCTCCTGGATGCTTTTCAGCGTGTACTTGCGAAAGAACTCGTTGCGATAGCGCACGAAGTCCTCCGTCATGGTCGTGGTGAACTTGGGGTGCGGCGGGCGGTCGACGTGCAGGAACACCTCGATAATATGCGCGTAGCTCATCCCCACCCCCACACCAGCCCCTTGGCCTGCCGCTCGCGGATCAGCTTCATGTCCCTGGCCTTGTGGATGCGGCCGTCATGGTGCGTCTGGTCCATCTCCTCCTTGTGCTCACAAGGATGGTTGTGCTGGATGACGGCTCGCGGCTCCAGCCAAAATGCCTGCCGCTTCTCGGCCTTGCTCACCTTGTCGCACAGCCAAAGGATCTCCTGGCAGGCGAACAGGAAATACCCCGGGAAGAACGGCTGGCGCCCCGGGAATCGTTGCATGAACTTGCCCCCGATCAGCCCTACGCCAGCCGGATGGAACTTGGCCTGGCCAACCTGGGTGAATCCAAGCACCCCGTCGTCGTCGAAAAACTTCTCCCTGAATACCCTGATGGCGGTCTCCAGCGCCCCAGGCTTGAACACCATATCGTCCACGGCGTAGAGCACCGCATCGGGGCAGCGCGGGGCCTCCTGGTTGCGAAGGAACACGGAGCCATGGTGGCCTTCGGTCACCGTCATGACGATATCCTCCCGCTCCTTCAGCGCAAGGTACGTCTGCCAATCCCCGTCGATCATGACGTGGGGAACGATGCGGACGCCGAAAGCCTGGCCGGGGATACTGTCGAGCATCCGCTTCAGCTTGGCCACCCTGCCACGGGTGGGGATAATTATATCTACACTACGCATCAATATACCCCCATGCCCGTCCATGTTCGATATCGTAGATTGTATATTTTGTCGTGTGATACATTTTGGCCAATTCAATGCGCTTATATTTACCAGACACTAAATCCCTTTTAATGTTCGCAACTTTCTTTTCTGAAAGTGTTGCAACACCGCTCTTATCGCCCCTTGGTTGCGTGCCAGGATTGCGTTGCTCCCTGTCAACGGCATTATCCTTTCTTGATCCAAGTCTTAAATGATCTGGATTGACACACCCAGGATTATCACAAGAATGCAATACGCATAATGACGAATCGAACAAACCACGAAATGCCCTAAAAACTACCCGATGGGCCAGATGGGATTTCCCAGAAAAAAAGACCACACCATATCCAGCCTTATTTTTGCAAGCCGTCCACTCCCAGCATTCACCCCGACTGCTATCAATTTTGTCAAATAATTTTTGCCCATCAACGATTGATTCAATTTGCCGCATTTTTTCCCCTGAATTTCCGGCTGTGCTGCCGGTGAATGATGATCGGTTGCTCCACCTTGTCCCGCTCGTCGAATATGTAGCAATACTCGGCGGGCAGGTTCACGAAGCGCACGTCCCGGCTCGATTGCTCAATCGCCGCCTGCAGGTTCATCTGCTCCTGCTGGCAACGAAACTTGTCGTTGGGCTTCTGGTTCAGGCGAATCCAATCATCCACGATGGTGCGAACCTCCGGGCAGTTGCGGAAGTACACTGTACCGCTCAGCAACTTCGTCCCGTGGAATATCCGCGCCCCAAGGTTACCGGGGAAATCGTCGAACAGGTCGGGGTACGCCAGCACTTCGGCGTCGGCGTCGATCCACACGATGGACCGCTCTGGGTACTTGTTCATCATGTCGCGCACGAAGTTCGCCTTGTAGAACGTCTCGCGCTGCCAGTCCTGATAGTTGAGCGAGGTCCGGCTGATCTTCTGGAGGTGGTGCTCGATGCCGAGATTGTCCAGTTCCACGCGCAGTCGCATGGCCGATTCCATGTAGTCCAGGGTGTAGAACGAGCACACGATGAACGGGCTCTTGGGCTTGCCCCGGTTCACCACATTTCCGAAAGGGAAGCACCTGATGTTTGAATTGGGATTGGCGTTGACCACCTGCACCCCCGCCTCGGCCAGCGCCGGGGCTATCTTCTCGAAGCCCTGCACCCACGTCCTCGTCGAAGGGTCGCATGACCTCACGGCGTATCCGTCATGCCAATGCGTCAGCCCGTGACTGTGCCCCATGTCGTACCCCAGGAGCACGATAGGATTGCACCCCAGGGCAACGGCCAAGGAGAGCGCCGCAAAGCCGCTGTTGCCCCCGGAATAGATGCCCTTGCTCAGCTTGCGGCTGACCCCAACCTTCCCGATCCAGTTGACCAGGTACACGTCGGAACGGAACTTGTAATGATGGGAATCTAACCATACCTTGATGCCCTTAAATCTGTCGTATGCGTCAAGGGCCTCCCGGGGCATCAGGTTCCGCTCCTCGTGATACCAGCGATAGAGGCGGGAGTCCATAGAAAACATCATGTCGGCCCATGGCGCACGCTCAATAGCCCGGTTCACGGCGATGACCCTGCCAGCGCCGCGCAGCAGCCCCCAATCGAAGTCGATCAGGCTCGGCCCGCCGCCAAGCAAAAAGCACCGCTCACCCTTCCACGCATCATCGGGCAGGATCTCCGAGATGAATGGAACGCCGCGTTCAGGCATTTTCCTGTTCGTCTCCGAAGTATTTGCTTATGCTGAATCCCTGCCCCTGCATTTCCTTCAGCTTGGCCATGTTGTCGATGATTAGTTTTTCCGCTTCCTCATCCGTCCCGGCATCGGGATTGAACTGCTTGTAGAACGCGGCCGGCGAGATGATGCCGTGCTCCAAGTCCCATGCCGCCTGCTTGCGCCGCTCCATGGGGTCGATGAACACGTCCATCTCGGCGAAGTCGATGGCGAACTTGTCGGCCAGATCCTCGGGCAAGCCGCCTATGTTGTAGGTATTGAACACCTTGACGATCATGCGGCAGAGCTCGGTCTCGAAGTTG